ATACAATCTTAGCTTTAAATCCAACTGCACAAGTATCTTGTTCAGGAGATGATATTAATACTATTGAATGGTTAGAGAATACTCCAGTTATTGCTAATAATATTATTCTTGCTAAACAAGTTGAATTACAAAACATTGAAGACAATAGAATTGAACAAGAAAAATTAAACAAACAATCAGCACTAAATAAACTTAAAGCATTAGGTTTGAATGATGCTGAGATAAAAGCTATTATAGGATAATATGGCATATATCGGCAAACAAAATATTTTCATAAATAACAAATATAAACTTTGGCATGACAAGATAATAGCTAAAGCTAAGAATAGAACATTAGAAGGATATAAAGAAGTTCATCACATCATTCCTAAAAGCTGTGGTGGTTCAAATGATAAAGATAATATTGTTAATCTTACTGCAAAAGAACATTATGTAATTCATTTATTATTACCTTATTTTACTACAGGTAATGCTAAGCATAAGATGCTAAATGCTTTTATATTTATGACATCTAAATCTAAGTTCTGTAAAAGAGATTATAAAATTCATTCAAGAGTATATGAAAAATTAAGAAGTGAATTTGCTGCATCATTAAAAGGAAGAAGATTAACTCCTGAATGGAAAGCAAAAATATCTAAAACATTAACAGGAACTAAATTACCAGAAGCAGTTAAAAGAAAAATTAGCTTATCAAATATGGGAAAAAAGATAAGTGAAAAATCTAGATTGGCTTTATCTATTCGTAATAAAGGTAATAAGTTTAATCTTGGTAAAAAAGCATCATTAGAAACTAGAAATAAATTATCAATTGCACATACTGGTAAAAAACTTACAGAAGAAACTAAAGCAAAGATTAGATACGCTAGACAGTTTCAGGTATGTTCAGATGAACAAAGAAAAAATTATAGTATTATTTACTCTAATCTTATTTGGGTTAATAAAGATAATAAATCTAGAAGAATTAAAAAAGAATTAAAACAAGAATATTTGAATAATGGATATAAACTTGGTAGAGATATGTCTTACATGACAGATGAATTAAGAAATATATTTGTAAAAAAAACAAAAGAATTTTGGGAAAGGAGAGTTGCATAGTTGTCATATCTTGGACGTCAACCGGTTGTTGGGAATTTTGCAAAACTAGACGCAATCACTACATCCGCTACAACTACATTCAACCTAACCAATGGTGGAGTGGCATACTACCCACAATCCCCTAATCATTGTCTTGTATCATTAAATGGTATTCTACAAGCTCCTACTGATAGTTTCACTATCAGTGGTTCTACAATTATATTCTCATCTGCACTAACAACAAATGATGTAATAGATTTTATTATTGTATTAGGAGATGTATTAAACATAGGCACACCATCTGATAATACTGTATCACTTGCTAAACTAACTGCTACTGGTACTAAAGATTCTACAACATTCCTAAGAGGTGATAATACTTTTAGTACAGTATCTTCTGACTTTGTAAAACTTGCTACAACAACAGTTTCAAGTGCTGTTTCTAGTGTTGCATTTGATGGATATTTTAATGACAGCACATACAATACTTACAAAATATTTATCAATAATTTATCATTAAGTTCAACAAGTACATTTGGTATGAGAGTAAATGTAAGTAATTCTGCAGTTACTACATCAACTTATTATTTTGTAGCTAGTGAAGGTTATTTGTTAAAAGATAGTTCTGGTGGTTCAGGATATAGAGCTGATAATGCTGTTTCTTCTATTTACTTAACTCCTGGTTGGGGAACTAATCAAACATCTTCAACTTATACAAATAATTTTGAAATAATGTTCCAAAATCCAACTCAAACAAGTTCTTCAAAAGCATTTAGTTGGTTAGGTAGTTTTTTAAGCGAACATGCTACACCATATTTAATTTCACATAAAGGTTTTGGTTATAATACAGGAACATCTGCATTAACTGGAGTAACCTTTATTAACACAGGTGGTGGTAATATTACTGGTGGAACATTTAGCTTATATGGAGTAAAAAAATAATATGAAAAAAATTGTAAATGGCATTGAAATAGAATTAACTGCTGAAGAAATAACACAAACAGAAAAAGATGCTATTGATGCAGAATTAAAAAAACAATTAGAAGAACAAAAGATAGCACAAGAAGAACAAAGAAAACAATCAGCAATATCTAAATTAAAAGCTATTGGTTTAACTGACGAAGAAATAAATTCACTATTGGGGAAGTAAATGGCTTTAGCTTCGTTATACTACGCTAAAGAAATTCGCAAACTTGAGGTTTGCTTATGGCACTAAAATTCGCAAATAACCAATCACTAACAAATACTACTGCACTTCCATCAGCAGTACCTACTGATAATCTAATACTTATCTCAACACAAACAGCTAGTTCATCAGCTACTATTTCATTTACGACTGGGATAGATAGCACTTATGATGAATATATATTTAAGTATATCAATGTTAAAGCAGGTACTGGTGGAGAAGATTTTAGATTTAACATGAGCACAGATTCAGGTAGTAATTACAATGTTACTAAAACTACTACTGCTTTTAGAACTACACATAATGAATCTGATTCAACAACTTCTCTTGAATACAGAACAGATATGGATTTAGCACAATCTACTGCTTTTCAAACTTTAGCAAATGGAGTTGGAAGTGGTGCAGATGAGTGTGTTTCAGGAACTCTTACTATTTTTAATCCAAGTTCAACTACTTATGTTAAACATTTTATAGGTGTTGCTAATGCTTTAGGTAGTGATTTTTCTATTGGACTTTATACAGCAGGATATGGCAATACCACTAGTGCTGTAAATGCGATAAGATTTCAAATGTCATCAGGCAATATTGCAGATGGTATTATCAAACTATATGGAGTAAAGAAAAGCTAATGCCATTAATTAAATACAACAACCAATCATTATCATCAATTACAGCTTTACCTTCTGCTATTCCTACTGGCAAATTAAAGCTAATCAGCAGTCAAACAGCTTCCAACTCAGCTTCTATTAGCTTTACAACAGGATTAAATTCTACCTACAAAATATATAAGTTTGTGTTTGTGAATATGAAATCTAGTAATGCACAAAATATTGAAATGAATTTTTCTACTGATGGTGGTTCTAATTATAATGTTACTAAAACAACAACAACATTTGTTGGAGAACATAGTGAAGATGACAGTTCAGTTGCTAGAATAGCATATTCAGATGGTTATGATATTGCACAGGGAACTGGTTATCAAATTATTTTTAACATTAACAAAGGTGGTTTAGATTCAGGTGCAGATGCAAGTGCAAGTGGTGAAATGACTTTATTTAACCCAGCATCAACAACGTATGTTAAACACTTTTTAGGAAGATTTAATAGTATGAGTGAATATCCTGGAAGTACAGATAATTATGTTGCTGGATATTGTAATACAACAAGTGCTGTAAATGCAGTAAGATTTAGAGTTGTAAATTCTACTGGAAATATTTCAGGTACAATATACTTATACGCAATAGATAACTCTTAAAAACATGGCTACACTTTCACTTCGTTACAGTATAGAAATTCGCAAACAGGTTTGCTCATGGCACTAATTAAACTAAACAACAGAAGCATAAAAGACGTAACATCATTACCTTTTGGTGTGGGTAATCTTATTCATATATCCTCACAGACTGCTAGTAACTCAGCTTCCATATCCTTTACTACTGGTATTAATTCTACTTATAAGGAGTATCAGTTTTGGTTTATAGATATTCATGCAAGATCAAGTGGTGAAAATTTTTTATTTAATATGAGTACAGATAGTGGCTCAAATTACAACGTAACTAAAACAACAACGAATTTTAGAGCTTTTGCAAATGAAGCTAATAATAGCACAAGTTTAAGCTATTCAACTGGTTCTGATTTAGCTCAATCTACTGATTTTCAACAATTAATGAATGGAGTAGGAGGAGGTGCAGATGAATCTGGTGCAGGATATATGATACTATTTAATCCTAGTTCCACAACTTATGTAAAACATTTTATATCAGATACAAATACTTATAATCAAGGTGGAGATTATTCTTATAGAAGTTTTAATGCAGGATATGGAAACACAACAAGTGCAATTAACGCAGTAAGATTCCAAATGTCTAGTGGAAACTTTGATGGCACTATTGCTTTATTTGGTGTCGTTTAAAATGGTAGGTATTTTAAACAACACAAGCTCCGCAGGAGTAGTATAATGAGATTGACTAATTTAACTAACAATAATAAATAGAAACTATGGAACATAAATTAGTAGATGGTAAGGTTATACCACTAACAGCACAGGAAATATTAGATAGACAAAACGAAGCAGTTCGTTGGCAACAAGGTGCTTTTGATAGATCTTTATCTGCACTTAGAGCTAAACGGAATCAATTGCTAAAAGATAGCGATTATACAGTATTACAAGATAGCGTATTAACACCTGCTAAAAAATCTGAATGGATGACATACAGAACTGCATTAAGAAATTTAACACAAGGATTAGATACTATTGAAAAAGTAAATAACGTAGCTTATCCTTTAAAACCAAGCAAATAATATGATTATATTTATCATTGGATTGGCAATTGGAGTATTTCTAGGATGGAAATATGAATCAGTTGTTAACAATATTATTGAATCTATAAAATTAAAATTAAAATAGTATTGATTATTGTTGCGTTGCAACATACATACATTCTCTAACTAACTAAGGAGAATACTATGTTCAACTTTAATCCATTCAAAGTTCCATCTTATTCTGAATATAAAGAGTCTGTAGAAAAGTTCTATAATGATTACTTTAAATTCATTAAAGATTGGTATAAAGATGTTGAAGAAACTTTAAATAAAAAATAAATGTCTAATACATATAAAAGTACGTTTTTTAGTTTAACCACTACAAATCAAACGACTGTTTATACTGTACCCACAGGTGTTAAAGCACTAGTCAGAACTATACAATGTACTAATCATACATCTAATACTACTGTTGAAGTATTTGTAACTGATACTAGTGCTTCTACAACTACTGAAATAGCTGAAATAAATATGGCAGCTTCTACAACAGAAAATTTTGCTAAAGGCACAATTGTATTAGATCCAGGTGATATTCTTAAAATTACTGCTGGAACAGCAAATAGAATTACTGGTACAATTTCTGTTTTAGAAATTTCTTTCTAATGGATGTTGTTAGAATACCTACAGAAAAAATAGACGAAGTTTGGATTTTAGTAAGAGAATATATTAGAAATGCTTTAATATATTCTGGCAGTCATCATCATGCTGACCATTACAAAGATTTACTAAAACAAGGTAAATTACAACTTTGGATTATTTGGGATCAAGAAAAAGATACTATAGATGAACAGTTTAATGGTGTTGTCTTGTCTCAAATCATACAAAGAAGCATAAAAAAAGTCTTACATTTACCTATGGTAACAGGTAAGAATAGACAGCAATGGCAAAATTTAATTGTAAAGATAGAGAATTTTGCTATAGATCAAGGATGCGATTGCATGGAATTAATTGCAAGACCAGGTTGGCAAAAGATTCTTGATAAACATAATTACTACAGAACCCATGTAGTGTTAGAAAAAAACTTAAAAAAAGAGGAAAAATAATATGTCATTTTTAAGCGGTGGTGGCGGATCAGGAACAACAGTACAATCTGTAACTCCTTATGCTCCAGCTCAACCAGCATTAAATCAAATTTTAGCAAACGCAGGATATTTATATCAACAAGGTGTATCTCCTTATGTTGCTCCAAGTGAACAAACATTAACAGGTTTAGGAATTCAAGAATCATTAGGAACAGCAGCTGCACAACAATTAGCAGGAACATTAGCTGGTCAATATACTAATCCATTTTTATCTCCACTCATTCAAAGAGCTGGACAAGAAGCATACGGCACAGTTGCTCAACAATTTAGTGGAGCTGGAAGAACTCCAACTTCTCCATTAGCTCAACAACAAGTTGCAGACATTGTAGCACAAAGAGCTTTACCTTTTGCGTTCCAAGAATATGGACAAGAAAGACAAAGACAATTAGACATTGCTCAAAGAACTCCAAGTTTATTTACAACTGGTCAGCAATTAGAACAATTACAAAGAGAATATCAACAAGCACCATTTAACGCATTACAACAATATGCAAGTCTTGTTACTCCGATTGCTTCAGGATTGCCTACTAGAATAACAGATACACAAACTCAATCTAATCCATTAACTTTAGGATTAGGTGGAGCATTAGTTGGTTCACAAGTTTTACCAAGTATATTTAGTGGAATGTCAGCAGGATCTGGAGCTTTATACGGTGGCTTAGGTGGACTTGGTTTAGGATTACTAGGATTATTATAATATGGGTGGAGTAGTTGATGCTATCGGTGATGTAGTCGGTGGCGTAGCAGATGTAGCTGGTGATGTTGTAGAAGGTGTTACTGATGTTGTCGGTGATGTTGTTGAAACAGTAGTTGATAATCCAGAACTTGCAATTATAGGCGGAGTATTTTTAGCACCTTATTTAGCACCAGAATTATTTTATGGAGCAGGAATAGAAGCAGGCGGAGCAGGAATATTAGGAGCTGATATAGCAGCTGCCGGATCATTAGGTTATATTCCAGGCGCAGAAGCTGCAGCATTATATTCTAGCACACCATCTTTTAGTCAATATTTATTTGGAAGTATTCCAGAATTAAGCGCAGCTGCAATAGCTGAAGGTGCAGTACCAGTTGCCACACAAGGATTACTTGGAGTAGGCGGAACTTTAGCTCCATTATCAGGTTCTATTGCATCTAATGTTCAAGGATTATTTCCTTCAACAGATTTTGTAAGTGCATTTATTCCAAAAACTCCTGCTGATATTGCAAAGACTTTGGGTCAAGCAGCTTTATTAGGTGGAATTGCAACACCACAACCACAAGTTCCTGGAGTTGACATGAATATTCCAAGCAGTAATGTTCCTCAATACGGAACAGGCAGAAGTATTTTTAATGCTTATAATACAGCTAAAAGTAACATAAGTAATATTTTAAATCCGCAAGGATTATTAGCACCACCACAACCAATAACACAACCAAGCGCTGGTATTTATAGCCAGTTCTTACAAGAGAGAGGATTAATATAATGGAAGATTTACAAGATTTATTAAAAAAAATGTTTGGCACATCAACAACAGATACTACTGATGCATCTTTATTATCTGATAACCAAACTAAAAAAACATTAAATCTTATGGGATTGCTTGGCAGTCCAGAAGCATTAACAGGATTAGGTTTAATATCAGCTGGTATGAAGGGTCAGGGTATTGGTGAATCTATATTGCCATCTTTTGTTCAAGGATTAAATGTATCTTCTACAGTAAGAGGAATAACTAAAGAACAAGAACAACAAAAAGCAATTGAAGAATTTGCTGATAAAGTTCCTGAACAATACAAACCTTTGTTTAAAGCGTTTCCAAAAGAAACAATGAAATTATTATTAACTCCTAAAACTCCAACGATTAGTGGTGAAGCATTAAAAGTTGCGCAGAAATTACAAGGATTAAATCCAACTGAATTTAAAGATGCATTTGGAAAACTTTCTAAAGTTGAACAAGATTTATACAATAAAGAAATAACAGGTAATCAAGACATTGTTTCTCAGTTACTTACTATGTCAGGTGGAGATTTGAGTAAATTTGCTCAAACACAAAAAGGAACAACAGCTGCTCCAACTACGACAGCTCCTATGGATATTAAATCAACATCTGATTTTCAAGTTGTTAAAAAAGCAAATCCTAATGCTACAGATATTGAAATAGAAAATTTCTTAAAGCAAAAATTTCCTAATAAATATAAATAATTGTTGATATGGCTACGCAACTTATAGATCCTTTTGAACAAAAAGGTTCTGTCAATATTATTGATCCATTTGAAAAAAAAGAAGAAACAACTTTAGAAAAAGCATTTGGCGATTTAAGTGTATCTGACATTATAGCAGGAAAGAAAAAAGGAGACAAACCTACTGCTGTAATTAAAGATCCATTTGCAGATACTCCATCTTCTTCAATAACAATTAATCAATTAAAAGATGTTTGGAAAGAAGAATTAGGTGTTACTCAAGAAAATAAAGAAAAATTAAGATTTCTTTTAGGTGATCCAGATAAAACTTTATTAGGAAAAGTTAATAATTATTTATTTGATAGAGGTTCAGAAGCTATAGATGTTGCAGTTAGAACTGGTACATCTCTTGGATTGCTTGCTTCTGGTTTAGCAGGAGATACTTTAAATACTATTTATAAAGTTACAGGTAACGAACCTAGTGGAGTTGGAGAAAGATTAACTAGAGATATTAATATTGCTTTAATGGAATTCATGGGAAGATCTTCTGGATTTAGACCAGTTCCAAAAAAAGAAGGAGTTCTTAAAAGCGAAAAGACAGGAAAAGAATTTGATAACATTATTAACTATGCAAAAGAAAGTCCAGAAAATAGAAAAGAAGTTATTCAAAATGTTAATAGAGTTATTGATGAAGAAATTAAAGTCATTAAAGAAAACAATGATGTAGTTCTTGGTGATATATTAGAACCAGGTAATGTTGCAAAAAGAACTCAAGTATTAGATGAAATAAAATCTACTAATCAAAAGATTGCAGAAGGTATTCCTGAAATTAAAATAGAAATACCTAAAGCCGAAATACCTAAAGTTGAAATACCAAAAACAGAAATACCTGTAGAAACAATTCCTAAAATAGAAATACCTAAGGTTGAACCTATTGCAGAACCTATTTCTATTGCAGACAGAAAACCTGCTTTGCCACTTGAAACAACAAAAAAAATTACAGAAGCCGCAGAAAAATTCTTTAAAGAAGAAAATATTATATTAGATAAAAAGAAACCTATTTCATTACAACTGCAAGAATTATGGCAGTCTGGTCAATATGATATACCAACTATTATAAAAAGAATTGCTGAAGATAATAAAATTACTTACGAACAATTTACTAATTTTATTTATCCAAGCATTAGAGCTTCAGCTCAAGAATTAAATGCTTATTCTCAATTAGCAAAAAGATATAAAGAGATGTTAGATCCAACTAACTCTTTTGATACAGGAAAAGGTGCTTTAGGAGAAGTTAAAAGATTAGATAATATTCGTAAAGGAGTATTAGTTACAAGACTTGCAACTTCTGTTCGTAACTATATTTCGCAAAGCGCTAGACTTGGTCTTGAAACATTACAATCTGGATTAGATCTTGCTTTGCAACAAGCAATAAGACCATTTGTAAAAGACAAAGTTAAATTTGATAAAAGCGCTGTTAGTCCATTAAGTAATTTTCAAGGATTAATTAATAACTTTACACAATGGAATCCTCTTGGTGGTTTTAAAAAACATAAAGAAATAAAAACATTAACCAATAAAATATTAGAAAACTTTCCAAAAGAGAAAGATAGACTGTTTTTAAATTATGCTTCAGATGTTAAAAATTATGCTGGTGTAAAAGGTAAAAAAGATTTTTTAGGTAAAGTAGAGGGTGCTGTTGATTTATTAAACGTAGTTAACAAGACTCAAGAATATATAACCAGAAGAGCAGTATTTTTAGCAAGATTAGATGAAGCTGTTAAAGCTAATGGTAAATTTTATAACAATAAAACATTAGAACAATTAAGAAGAGATGGTGAATTAAATTTATTAAGATCATCTGATATTGCTGTTGCAATAGATAAAGCATTAGAAACAACTTTTTCAAAAGACTTTAATATTTCTAAAGGTGGCTTTGATGCTTTTGCTGGGAGAATTATAGGGATTATTAATAATGCTCCATTCTTACTTACAAATATAATTCCATTTCCTAGATTCTTAATGAACGCCATTAAGTTTCAATATGATTATAGTCCACTTGGAATATTAAGTTTTCTTAGCAAAGGTGCAAGAGCAGAACTTGCAAGAGGAAATACTTCTGTATTAAGTAAAGCTACACTTGGAACAGGAATGATATTAGCTGGTTATGCTTTGCGTAATCAACCTTATGCAGGTGAAAAATGGTATGAATTTAAAGTAGGAGACAGAACAGTTGATACAAGAGGTTATAACCCATTTGCTGCTTATTTATTTTTAGGAGATGTTATTAAAAGATACCAAGAAGGAACTCTTAGAAATTTAGATGTCAAAGGTATTGCTTCTGTATTGTTTGGTGTTAGAGGAACTACAGGAGTTTATATAGTTGATTCATTAATTAATTATTTTACAGATCCAAAATTAAATAAAGAAACAATTGTTGATGGATTACAAAAATTATTAGGCGAAACATTAGCAGGTTATTTAACACCATTCCAAAACTTTACTGATATTTATGCTCAATATTTTCCAGAAGCCAGAGCTGTTAAAGAAACAGGTGGTTCAGAATTTACAGGCGCATTTACTAGAAGATTTCCTGGTTCTGATTTACCAACATTAACTTCTCCAACGTCTTATATTATAGATGCAAATGGAATACCAAGAGCTGCACCTATTTATAAACAAGATCCATTATTAACACAGGTTACAGGATTAACTTTTATTCCGCCAAAAAACCCTGCTGAAAAAGAATTGGATAGATTAGGTTTTGATTACAGAGAAATATTTAGATCAACAAAAATACCTGAACTAGATAGAGCTTATAAAGATAAGTTAGCTGTATCTATAGGATTTGGATTATCTAGTATTGTTTCAACTCCTCAATATCAAAACATGACAGATAGTTTTAAAAGTTTAGTAGTTAAAAAATCATTAGAGAAATTTAAAAAGGAAGCAAAAGAAGAAATGCAAAAAGACACAAGTCTTGCTCCCTATTTAATGCAAGTAAAAATAAATGCTTTAGACAAAGATACCAGAAAAATCTTAGATGATGTTGTGGGTCTGGATTATATTGATAATCTTCTAAAGGAGTTAAAAAAAGTGAAATAAAATGAAAACGCAGTCGCAAAAAAACAACGAACAAATCTTAATATTAAACGGTAAGATTAAGTTATTAGATCAAAAGATTGATTTATTAATGAATAATCATCTAAAACATATTGAAGATAAGATGAATACTATATATAAGGTGTTATGGTTCATAGTAACACTAAGTATAGGGGTAATCACAGATATATTGGTAAGACTTTTAACCTAAGCAAAAGTGCTATTGGAACAATCTCAGAATATGAAGCTATCTCATCTCTTGTTAAACAAGGATATATGGTTGCAAAGTCTATTGATCCACAATGTATCTTTGATTTGGTTGCAATCAAACCAGATGGCACAATAAGATTAATAGATGTTAAAACTAAATCATATCGTAAAAAAAATAATCACAATATTCACAGGTCTCCCAATGAAAAGCAAAAACAACTTGGTGTTGAATTGATGATTATGGACACAAAAAAAATATTATCAGATTTAGAACACAACCAAAAGTTATCCAAAGAAAATAAACTTACGGTTGAACAAAACAAATATAAAAAAAGCAGAAAGAATCAAAAATGCTACAAGTCATTTAAAGATTTAGTTGATGTCTTTAATAATAAAGAAAAAATGGATAGCATCAAGTAACTGTATTAATTCTTTATACGCAGAAATTAATTGCGTATTATTAAATAGTTGTAAATGTATTATGGATTATCAGATATTAAAAAATAGAATTAAAAAACATGAAGGGTTTAGAGATACCGTTTATGCAGATTCTTTAGGAAAATTTACTATTGGTTATGGTCATCTATTAACTGAAGATGATGACTTTGAAGAAGGTATTCAATACGACAAATCTTTATTAGAAAATTTATTTGATAAAGATTTTAATAAAGCAGTTTATAATGCGCAATTATTATTAGAAGGCATTGATGTTTGCGATACTGCAAGAGAAGTTATTATTGAAATGGTATTCCAGTTAGGAATTGGTGGTGTATCTAAATTTAAAAAAATGTTTGAAGCATTAAGAAATAAAGACTACAACAAAGCTGCTGATGAAATGTTAAATTCAGTATGGTATAGACAAACACCAAGCAGATGCGAAGAGTTGTCAAACCTAATGAGAAAGTGTCAGGCATAAATGTTACCAATGTTAAGTGCAATAGCGCCGATTGCTAAGATATTATTTAATACAATAGATAAAGCTGTTGAAGATAAAGATTTAAATGCAAAATTAAAATCACAATTACAAACACAATTATTACAATCTAATACTGAAGAACTAAAAGCTGCTGCTAAGATAGTAGAAGCTGAAGCTAAAGCTGGTTGGTTCGCAGCTTCTTGGAGACCATTATTAATGTACGTTTTAATATTTGTACTTGTATTTAATTATATCTTTGCGCCAATTATTAAGATGATAACTGGAGCTATTATTGGATTTGAATTGCCAGGTGATGTTTGGACATTATTACAAATTGGTCTTGGCGGTTATGTCGTAGGCAGAAGTGCTGAATCAGTTGCAAGAACACTAGCTGATAAATCCAAAGAATAAAATGTTCAAAAAATTAAGTGATATAATCGCAAAGTTTCTTTGCGGAGACCAAAACATTCCTAAGAAAAAAGTCATTAGATTTAAAAGAAAGTTAAAAAGATAATATGTATTTTATTGTTGTTTATATTGTTTTATTTACCAACGGATTTGAAGTTCCATATACCGTATTTAATAGCCAAATAGATTTCCCTAATAAAGAAAGCTGTGAAACTTACATTAAAAATAATTCCAGTATTGTTAAAAATGATATATACACAGAGGTATTAAAAACAGAATATACATTAAAAGAAATTTTAAATATATCATGTTTAAAACTACCGATGAATAACGCATGATTAATTATAGAGGAGAAAGATTTTCAGGTTATAACAAACCTAAATCTACACCAGGTCAAAGAAAGAAATCAGCAGTTCTTGCTAAACAAAACGGCAAAGTAAAACTTGTTCGTTTTGGCGATCCAAATATGAAAATAAAAAAACATATAGAAGCAAGACGTAAATCTTTTAGAGCTAGACATAAATGTTCAACTGCAAAAAATAAATTGTCTGCAAGATTCTGGAGTTGTCGTTCTTGGTAAATGTTTCATTATATTTATAAAATAACTAATAAAATTAATAATAAATATTATATTGGTAGGCACAGTACCAAAAAATTAAAAGATTATTATTTTGGAAGTGGTATTGGAATTAATAATGCTGTTAAAAAATATGGCAAAAAAAATTTTATATTTGAAATAATTGCTCAATCAAAAAGTACAGAAGATTTATGGCAATTAGAAAAACAAATTATAAATGAAACTGTTGTAAAAGACAGAATGTCTTATAACCAAACTTATGGTGGAAAATGTTATCTTGATGGTTTAAAAAAATATAATAAAAAAAAATTTAAAGAACATCAAAAGCAAGCAGGATTAAAAGGTAGTAAAGCAACAAAGCATTTCAGAACTAAAGAGTGGCATAAAAATGGTCAAAAAAATTCATGCAAAAGTAGAAGTAAAAAATATGTATATGAAATTATAACTAATAATAATATAAAATATATTGTTAATGGTTCAGAGTTTGTTGAATTGTGTAAAAAAAATAATTGGAATCATAATACTTTATCTTGGAAAAAAAGTTTTGGTAAATTAATATCAAGAGGAAAATTAAAGGGTTTTCAAGTTAATATTATAAAACATCCAAAAATTAATGGCTAAGAAAAAATTTAGATTACAAAGTGTTGGATTTTGCAAGTCTTGTAATATAGAAATTATTAATACAGATTCTTTTGTTATCTACGCAGATAGAAAATGTCAGCATACAATTTGTATGGAGAAAGAATATAACGATGGCATTTCTAAACCACAACATCCCAGTTTGGAAAGCAAAGATCAGATTAGAGTTTCTATATAATAAAGAAAAACATATAGGAGAAGAAGAGGATTGTTTAATCCATTCTATAACAACCCTTGAGGGTCGCACACCTTTATTTAATATTATACTGCCTAATGGCGCTAACTATGCAAGACTTCCTATTCATGCTTTCTTTGCAGATGGATATAAAAGAAATCAAGTTAAGGATTTACAATTAAAAGATTTAGCTTATTGGGATTGTCTATCTTACTATGCAGGCGTTGTTGAATACAATGCACTAGCCACTTCTCAATGTAAGTTCTTAGATAGAAATAATAAATTGCATAAAGCTAATTACGAATTCTCAATAGATTATTGCCAACCAGATATTAATTTATTGAATACAACTTATTCAGAAATATCACCGGAACATAAGCATCATCATATATTGGAGATAGCTGAGGGTGATGAATGGCAAGGAAACTACGCATTAATGCCAAACAATAGAATATTATTTAATTTACCTAATTTTACTGTTAAAGATAATATACCAGATTATAAAACTAATATGGATTATCCAAGCGTTGAGACTGACGGTTGGAGAACAGAGAATGATGATAGTCAATTTTACAATACAAAGGAGTAACTATGCCACTAAGTAAAAAAGGAAAAAAGATTATGAAAGAAATGCAAAAGCAGTACGGTAAGAAGAGAGGAACTTCTGTATTCTATGCATCATTTAATAAAGGTATAATCAAAGGAGTTAAAAAATAATGGCAATCGTAAATAAACCCACTAACCCAAAGTTATACGCTAGAATAAAAGCATTAACCAAAAGAAAATTTAAAGTATATCCAAGCGCTTACGCTAATGCTTATCTTGTAAAGACTTACAAGAAAAAAGGTGGCGGATATAGAACGGTGAAAAAATAATGAGAAAAGATTTTTTTGGTAAGAAGAATAAAAATAAGAAAAAAAAGAATGGCTTTCCAGATTTAAATAAAGATGGCAAGGTTTCATTTAAAGATGTTCTTATTGGCAGAGGTATAATTAAAAAGAAATAATGGCTAACGGTTTAGATAAATGGTTCAATCAAAAGTGGGTAGATATTCGTTCTAAGAAGAATGGTATGTATCAACCTTGCGGTAGGCAAAAGGGTTCAGGTAGAAAATATCCTAAGTGTGTTCCTCAATCTGTTGCTAGTAGTATGAGTGAAGCACAAAAACGTTCTGCTATTCAAAGAAAGATTATTGCTGAAAGAAAATCAAGAAGAAATAAGAAACCTAATTACGCAAAGACTTTTGCAAGATAATTAATATAGGGAGCTGTAACACTCCCTATACTTCTACGCTAGATAAAAACAAATATAGACACTTTCATAATTGACATAGTCAATATTCATTTGGCAGTCTATTTCTCCAAAAGAATTCATAAATTAATTAATCTTTTTATATAAAGTCTTAAACACTCTACGTTTGAGTTTTGAATCGTAATATCCATAAAATCCCACCACTTCTTTTTTTTTAGTCATGTCTCTCTCCTTAGTTATTTTACAACCTATAATACTCATACCAATTATTCTTTAACTGGCTATATCTTCAAATTTCAAATCCTTCATTCCAAGTTCAAATGCAGCTTTCCTTTTCTTCTCTGCAACCTTTAGCGCTTCTTCCTCTAACTTTTTTTCTTTTTCCAATAGAGTATAATAACGCTTTTCTATTTTCACTTGTTGTTTAGGATCATGGCTTTTGTCCATCTTTTCCTTTTTCTTTTACCGGTTTAATACTAGCTTTTAAAAAGCGAACACTTGTAACTTCCATGCTTTTTAAATTGCTAGGTTTTTCTGACTTTGCAGCAACTTCCACATCGTCAAAAATCTCTTTAAACTTTGCATTGAATTCGTAAAAATAAGTTTTTTCAAATTTCATTTACCGGATATATTTCATTAACCTTTAAAGAACTTATCTTTGCCAGTTGTTGATGATTTATTTTAATCTTTCTCTGCGGATAGCGTTCATCTTTAGATAAGAGATTAGCTTTAGCTAAATCATTTACGATTGCATTGGATCTACTTCTAGTAAAGCCAAAGCGATTACCAATTTCTATTAGAGTGGGAGAATATTTTTTGTCTCTAACAAAATCAGCTATGTAAGTTAATACATCCGCCTTGACTTTACTTAAGAAGATATAGTCTTTACCATTCTTTCTATTCATTTTTTATCCTTTGGAAATAAACTATGAACGTTAGAATGTTTATAAGAGTCAGTACCTGAACTCTTAATAGTATCTAGTTCTAATAATAATTGATCCAAAAACCATTTGCATTTTCTTGTATCTTCAATGGCTTTCTCTAAAGTGAAACCATTCTTACTACCAAAACGCATAATGTATTTCATTATAGAAGCTCTAAGATAACCAACCATTTCTCCCTCAGATAACTGAGAACAGATAGCATGGATAGTTTCTATTGCTTTGTTTTTATAATGACTTGGATTAATATTATCGTTCATAGATTAAAACGGCATTTTATCTTTTGTTGATTCTTTAAACGGATTTACTTTAATAGAAATATCCGGTGCTTTTTCATTTTTCTTAGCTGTGTTAATCCAACCAGAGATAGACCATTTCTTTCCATCAATCATTCCGCTGCCTGTATATTGAGGGTCTTGTTTTCCCTCTCTACGCTTTGCATTTTTCCAAAGCGAAAGTGTGTTGTCGTATTTATCTGCCATTGTTACTCCTTGTTCTTACTGTTTGCTCTGCTTTTTTTCTAGCTTGTAGTATCTTACTGTAGAAGTCTTGATCCTCAACTTGCATGAACCCTAGCTTCTCAGAATATTGCGACCATATTTGTTGCAAGTTCTTTTCTAATACGCCAGGAGTTGTTGAGAACTTTTCGGCTTCTTGTATTTTAGTAATGATTTCATCCTTAGCCATATCAACTGGTTGTGATTTAGCTTGAACATAACCATTATTAAAATTCGGTGTTGTCTTAATAAAATCATTCATCTCTTCAAAGGTAGCAAGTTCAGACCCAGCAAATCCTGCTATCCCTAAAGCTCTACCAATAGATACTGATTCTATCTTTTCAAATTCTTTATCTTTCTTTACTGTCTGTTTAGAATGTCCAGTCCCAATTAACTTCCCATCTAAAAAGATTTCCGTTTGAAACATTGCCAGACCATCTGGATATGTTGTTGTTGTTTTAACGCATAGTCTCTCACCAAACTTCTGTCTTACAAAGTTTAGTCTATCAACTACTTTAAGATATTTCCTACCTTGAATATTAATGAAACTATCTTTTGTATTTTCACTAAACTCCTTGATAGCATCTATCAGATTTATGTTTTCCATTTGCTCTCCTTTTTTGTTTGTTAAGCTCATATCCCAAATAAATGTCTTATTGTTTCAACTGCAATTAATGCAAGCATAGCTATAATAAACATTTCAAATCTATCGTTTGTCATTTTTATAATAATTTAAAAATCTATTTATATATTCCTCAGGTATATCATTCCAAAAAAAATCTTGTTTCTTTCTAATGTCTGAGAAATCTGGTTTAATTAATCTTGCTAAAGTATAAGGATT